TCAAGGTAAGTTCTAGCTTTTAATAAATCATTTACTCCTCCTTTATGAGGATAGCGTGAAACATATTTAATTATATTTCCTTCTAAGAAATCTAATTCATTTGCAATAATATATTCCAAAGGTTGTATACCAAATCCTACCTGATCATAATGTTTAGGATTAGTTACTTCCTCTTTTTCAAATCGAGGAATATTTAATTCATCTTTTAATACAATAGGTGTACTATTTCTCGCTTGAAGTTTCTTTATATTTTCTTGGTCACCTCTTCCAAAATCATAGTTAGTCATGTTGTTCTCCATAATTTAACTTGGTTAGTTTGTCTGTCATACTCACACTTCCTGAGTATTCTAGCCATACGAGCATTTAATAATGCATCATCTTCAGTTAGTCCTGCTTTCTCAAATCTTTTTACTACAATTTCCCAAAGATTAAAGGAGCGTGTTTCATTAACTGCAGCTCTTAATAATTTTTCTGCTGTTATTCTTCCTACACTAGGACACCCTTTGTAGTTATCTACAGCATCTCCTGTTAATGTCTGAGCAAAGAAATTAAAATCAGCTTCTTCCTCAGATAAAAAGTAAACCTCTTTCTTTTTAAGATCCCAATGATATCCCGGAATAGTTAAAAGATCTTTATCTTCACTGACAATTACATATTCATTATCATTTTCTGTAGTAGCTATAATTCCTATTACATCATCAGCTTCTAGGTTTGCAAATTGTCTGAATGGATATTGTTCTTTACAATATTTTAAAGCATCTTTAAAACAAAGAGGTTTTCTTCCTCCTTTTCGATTAGCTTTATATTCAGGATTAATTTTTTTCCTAAAATTTTCTTTGTCTGAAAAGCAGAGAATAGTTCTATCTGCATTCATCTCTTCTACCAATGAATCTACTTGATCATCTATAATATGTTTAACTGCATCTAAGTCAGACCATAAAATCCATTGATCATTTCCCCAATCAACTTCTTCTTCTGCACTTCGACATGCTTTATACAGTAAGATGTCTGCATCTATTACTGCTACTCTAGCTGAATATTTCATATATCCTCTTTATAATTGTGGTGGATTATTGTACGTTTCAGGATTAGTTAGATCGTATGCGTAATCCTCGTAAACTTTTAAAGTTAAACTGTTTCCTTTTATTTCTTCAAAAGGAATTATATAAATCTTTGGAAATTTTACCATAAATAAAAAGGTGAAGTCATCTTTAGTATAAGGATATCTTACTGATTTACCTCTATACTTATCTCCATTCTCTCGTTTTAAAGAGATACGATCTCCTTTTTCAGTTGTCTTAACTTGAATAGTAGACCATGATGTTCCTTTATTTATAGCAAAGTCACAACTACTACATGAATTAGTAGGCTCAAATATATCATAGTTCCATCTATGTAGTATGTAACGTACAAGATCTTCTCCTGCCAATCCAATAGTTTGATTAGCTTTACCTTGTTTAATGTGTTTCTCCCCAATTACTTCCGATGGAGTATTCTCCTGAGAGTGGGATTCGGAGTCCAAATCCAATCCCTGTAGAGGTAATTGCCTCGACACAAACTCTACCGATTTCTTCTGCATAGTTCTCCTTTACTGTTAGTTGAACTTCATCGTGAACAAAAGCTACTTGATCATAATCCTCTCCACGTTTGAAGCCTTTCTTGTTCAGTAGTGAATGCATTTCCACTACCCACTGTTTACAAATGATAGCTCCTGCTGATTGTAGGAGTGTGTTTAGGGCTGCGTGTTTAGATCTAACAGGAACAAGTCTTCCATCTAATCCCCTTAGAGTACCTTGTTCTACTGCTTTTCTTTGTACAGCTTCCCTTAAAGATTTCAATGCTGGAAGTTCTGAAAGAAACTTTTTCTTTAATGAGCTTCCTTCTTTCCTACCTTTACCCACGATCTCACCGATCTTTTGATCTCCTGCACCATACAGAAAGCCATATATGAATGTCTTTGCCTGATCCCTCGTAGATAATCCGGCAGCTTTCTGATTAACAGTATGTATGTCCTCCTCCAACAGTTTCTTACCATATTCACCATTGTCATACTTAGCAAGATAATGTGATAAGCAACGCAACTCAAGACCAGCGACATCAATCCCCAATAGTTTCTGTCCTGTATTCGGGACAAATAAAGACCTGCAATCCTTCCCAAAGGGTGCGTTGAGATTTGGAACTTGAGCAAGGTTTGGGTGCGAGTGAGATGCTCTTGAAGTCGATGCTCCCATCGTGTTGACTCTGCCATGTAGTCTCCCCTCCTTTACGAGTTTAAGCCAAGCTTGATCACCTTCTGCAAGCTGACCAATGCGTTTATTAATCATTAAGTATTCAGACATTAACTTAGCTTCTGGATACTCTAACTTTTTGAGAATAGCCTCATCAACTTTAGCTTCTCCTGAAGGAGTGAATTCTTTTGGTTGCCAACCTCGTAACTCTTTGAGTCTTTTTGCGATGTGTTTCCTAGAGTTAGGATTGAAATCCACAATTTTAACTTTAGAATAAAGTTCATTCCTACGAAGCCCTTCATTAATGAGCCATGATCCGAAGACTTCTTTGAGTTGGTCTGATAACTCATCTCGTCTTCGGGATAGTCTTGAGTACAATTCGATTGCTTGTTCTTCATTGAAAGCAAATCCATTTTTCTCCTGTTGATAACAAATGTTGGCGATATTATGTTCCAAACGTACCGATTTTTCTGGTGGTAGTTTTCGCCTTAAATTTTTCCATAAAATATTTGTCAATTCAACATCGTTGATACAGTAATCAATCATCTCCTGAGAGAGTTCCTGGAAGTCTTCTTCTCCGTTTCCAAAATCTCCCTTGTAATGCTCAAGACGATATCCCCACGCTTTCAGGGAATGTGATCCCCATAAACGAGGTTCAAGTCTTTTAATTTCTGCATCTTCTTGACGAATATCAGGATAAATTAAACGAGATAAAATAAGGGTATCTGTTACCTGATTCACAGGAACTTTCAGCCCATATAAACGATTTAAAACTTCCAAGTCAAATCCTAAAACATTATGTCCTATGATATGACCTTTTCGTAATTTTTGAAGTGCAGTCTTTATCTCTGATTCAGTAGTGGCTACTTCTACATAAGACATGTGATCAGTAGCTTTTATTTTCATAACCAAACAATGTACTTTTGTAACTGAATCTAAAAGACCATCAGTTTCTATATCAAGTATTATTTTTTCCATATTAGAAATCCTCCTTATTCTCCTTTTCAAATCCATAAGATTTAGCTTCTTCTTTGGAAGCAGCTTCTGACATTCTCCCTGTTTGTTTGGAGTAATGCAGAGTATCAGCAACACCAGTTTCTCCTGTCCAACGATTCTTTAATATTCTAACTGTAGTTAGGTCAGGGTTCTCCTCATCTTGCTGATTTCTTTCACAACCAATCACAATATCTGAGAGTTGTGCGATACCATGTGATCCTCTGAGTTGGTTTAATGATGTCCTTACTCCTTCTTCATGACCTTTATCTCCTGAAGGTCTACGAAGATGAGAGACTATAATTAATGAACATTGGACTTCTTCAACTAAACTTCTCAGCTTAGTCATAACAAAGTCTAACATCCTACGCTCATCACCGCCTTCCAAACCAGATAATATAATGGTGATATGATCAAGGATAATGTGAGTACATCCCATTCCCTTAACGAGGTATCGTATTTTGTTAAAAAGATTGGAGATTTCCATACTCCCCCAATGATCATACATAAACAAATTACCAGTTCCCAATACGTTGTCAAATCCATCTTTCAACTCCTTCTTGGTGTAATCTACGTTCTGTAAATGAATTGGCTTATTCAAGTACAGTCCTATAAATCCAAGTGCGGTTCTTTTTGTGTTCTCCTCCAGAGCTAAATAACCTACCTTCTGATTACGGAGAATCAATGAGTAAGCTATCTCCCGACAAACCTGACTCTTACCTATACCTGATCCTGCAGTGATAGTTACTATCTCACCTTTACGGATTCCTTGAGTCATGTTATTAAGACCATTAAAGGGATAAGGCATAGACTCTGCTTCCTTAGTAGTAGATACTAATTCCCAAGTGTCTTTACCATCTATGATCCCATCAGGTCTATAGGATTTTGCTCCCCATATAGCACTTATTATATCTGCTCCTCTTCCTGCTTGTATCATTTCATTCGGATCATTAAGGGGAAGAGTTGCAATCTTTACTTTTCCGGGACTGAATAACTGAACACATTCATCCACAGCTTTCTGACCAGCTTCATCCTGATCGAACATTAGAATAACTGATTCAAAATTTTCTAGGTATTCTAAGTCATTCTGGATTGCTTTCCTAGCTCCGGCAGCTCCAGTTGCAATAGATACTACAGGCCACTTATTACCCTGTGCCTGTGAAACTGACATTGCATCTAGTTCTCCCTCACAGATCGTAATCATTTTTCCCTTTTCCCAGAGATGCTTTCCGTATAGTCCAGCTTCTTTGGTATTTCCAAGAAATAAAAAGTCCTTGTTAGGGAAACGTAACTTCTGAGCAATTACATGTCCGTTATTTTTGTAGTTTGCAATCTGAACTTTCTTTCCTTTGAAAGTTCCTACTTCATATCCCCACTTATCCACAGTAGCTTTAGTTATTCCACGTTTTTTAAGCGGAGTTCGTTCTCCTTTTATTAAATCCATTGAATGTTTCTCCTCTTGTGTATTGTTCTCCTCATTATCTCCTTGTTGTCTATATCCGCAACCTGGAGAAAAACACCAACCATGCCCATCATCATAGATTGCTAGGTTATCTGCTGAACCACATCTAGGACATGGAGCATGAGAGATGCAAGTAGATTCTTGTTCTCCCATAATCCTCCTTATTTTTCATGAATCCAAGAGTTAGGAACTATTGATTCGGCATATAGAAAATCATACTTCTCACACCATTCTTGACAAGTGAACCTTCCTCCTTGAACTTTAGTTTTTAGTTTTTGAAATACAAATCGGATATCTAATTCGGGATGTTGTTGTTTTATAAGTCTATGTTTTCTCTGATCTTCAGATTTAAACCATCCCTTGACTTCTATTAAAATTCCATTTGGAAGCAGAAAGTCTGGAGTATATCGTTTAGGAACTCCATACTCTATTTTGTGAGGTTCAAAGATATACTTGACTCTCTGCTTTTCCAGTTGATCTGCAACCAGACCTTCTAAATCAGACCGAAACCGATTAAAAGTCTTCTTCATTATCAGAGTCAGCTGCTTCTTCAGTGGTTACAAAAGGATTTTCAGAAGGTTCTTCCGATATAAATCCTTCTTCCTGAGAGAATCCTGATGTTTCAGAACCTTCGTACTCAACAAGTTCAATAACCTGAACTGCATTGAAATACATGGTAACACCAGACTTACCATTTACAGTATATGGAACTGGAGAGTAAGATACCTTAACTGTTGATCCCCAACCAATATCCACATTACAAGGTTTCATCTGAGAATCAACTACCATGATCTTAACATCACGAGATTCTCCGTTTCTCCCCTTTATAGAAGACTTCTGCTTGAACTTAAAGATGATATCATCACCATCTTCTTTGTAGGGAATAAACTCAGATGCTTTTTTGCCTGAAGATTTAACTTCATCCGCAATCCAACCATCAATCTGAGCCATCCATTCCTTTGCTTGCTTTGACTTAGCAGGAAGCAAAAGATTGATCTGATAATTATCATACTCAGGATGAGGTCTTTTAACATTAACCCATTTGCACTTTGCTTTGGGTGAAACCATCTTTGTTGTTGCCATATTGTTCTCCTTATTATATATTATATATTATACAGTATATTGATACGACTTAAATTGATTTATTATTTCCTTTTGAATAGGATCTAATCCATCATCTTCATCTTCATCTATTTCATTATCCTCCTTCTTTGAAAAAATAGTTATAAGATACTCTGGATCTATTCCAGAATTGTTAAGTTCTATATAGATATCTACAGGTAAAGGTTCTCCTGATTTTAATATCTCTATTGCTTGATATTCTAAGTCTTTCATATTTCCTTTCTTTATCTAGAGTAGGTAAAAAGAATTAACAGAAAAAATAAGGTGATCTTAACACCTCATGAATATTGAGATTTCCCATCTTTGGAGGTTCAGGAACTTCATCCAATACTTCCAAAGCAGCTTTATAGAAATCATCCAAGACATCATTGTTCTTATAGATGTCTACAAATGCTTCTCGTAAAAGCTTTGCCAGTTTAGGAGTATTATGGGCATGAGTTCCATAGCTGTCATGGATCATGGCATAACTATTTATTTCCTCCTTGTTACATAGATGCACAGTTAGGGTTAGTGCTGAGGCATCCAGAGAATGTACAAAGTTAGGTGCTGATCCATTTACTGACCTGAGTACATCTATCTTTTTACCATCCTCTTCATAAATTACAGGTTTTAAGAGCTTACCATCAATGGTAGTTTTAATTTGTCTCCATTTGAAAGCCTTGTAATGCTGGTAGATATAGAGTCCTGTAGGAGTTTTCCAGATAACAGGATAACCTCTTTTGGAAAGCTCAGAACTTACATCTCTTATCCAATTCATAGCTTCCCTTGCAGAAACTACAACTTCTCCTATAGCATTCCAGACTAAAGCAGTAATCCAGTTTATGTACTTGGATAAGGTTTCATTTTCAGGAATCTTGAATTCTTCTCCTTTCCTGAGTTGATCCTTTACATATTCCTCGACATAAACCATTGCAGAGAACCTAGTTCCACCATAAGGAACAACCATTACTGGTCTTTTAGTCATCTTTCGATTGATAAGACCAGATTCAAGCCACTTCTTAGCCATAGGATCATCCAAAGCAGCTAGTCTTTTGGTTTCTCTAAGAACTACATCTGCTACCTCCTGATAAATGTCTTGTGGAGAAGTTTCTTTTGTTAGGTTTGTCGCTTTACCTCCGATAGGACATCTCAACATAGCTGAATAATGCTGTAAACCATTATTAGAGCCATCTAAAGCTATCGGGAGATAGCTGAGTACCCCTAGTCCTTTTCTTTTCAATACAGCCCATTCTGAGCAGAAAGCAAAGAACAACCAAGAATCATCAAATTGTGTCCACCAATCATAATCAAGACCATGATCTGCAGATTTGATAATATGCTCCTCATTATCCAAGACCCATTGGATTCTTTCTTCAAAGGAAACTTTATCTACTCCGGCACAATTAGCACCATGAATAGCAAGCCAATCCTTTTGTTCCTGAGTCTCGATTGGAAGACCTTCTCCGAATGTCAGGAGAGCTTTGGCATATTCTGTACCTTGAGGAGTCAGGAAAGAAGATACAGTATACTTTCTTCCTCTGAAATCTGCTTGGTACGGAAAATAAATCTGTTCAAAGTCCTTGAATTTATTAGCTAAGTTCAGAGTCCTCATAAATTGGAGGAGTTGAGATTTCCTTCGGATATTTTCCTCATATATTTGGGTAGCTTTTACTTTCCAAGCCTTGAATTTTGTCTTGGTTTCCTCATCCATATCTTTTTTCTTGAGGTCTTTCGGGATTTCTCTTGCTGGAAGATCAAGCTCATTCCTATCTGGCATTGATCCTATTACTCTTTCCTGATCCCATGCTTCACTCATTACTTCAAGAACTCTAGTGTTTACTTTCCACTTGGTTGATTGAAGTGAATTTACACATTCAAATTCCATATCCATTTGATGAAATGGTACATCATTTTTCACATTCTTATAAGTTTCCTTAATGAATGGTAATCGGTGACTAAGATATCCTCCATTGTTAGGGTTAGTCCAATTCTTAGGAGTTGTAACCATAGGTAGATATGCAGGAGACATTAATTCTCCTTTATTAATTATATCTTGGATCATATCTAAGGTTTCCTGAGTTGGAACAATAGTGTAGGAAGAATATTTCTTCCCTGTGGTTCTTGTAGAACCTATTCTGATTAATCCTGTGGATCGAATGATCAGATCAATCATTAACTGACCTACCTTAGTACGCTCCACTTGAGTCCAAACTGGCACATCTTCTCCCATTCTGAAGGAAGCTGATCGAATTAATCCATACCTTCTGTAATGTCTGGAAGCAGATATTTTTCCTATCTTTTTCACTAACATCTGGAAGTAATCCTTATCTTTATCCTCCCACATATTAAATCTTACCTGATCAGATAATGCCTGTCCTATCTGATGGGATAGATTCATGAGTTTTTGGGAGTGAGATATTCCATCCATTAAGGCTCGTAAACTGATAAAAGCTGCCACATCATTATCTAACATGGCAAGGAAAGGACTTACTGATTTCATCCTTCCTGGCTTTGCAACCTCCTCAGTTATATAATTGTGAATAGCTTTACTGAGAGTCGTTACTGTTTTCTTCATCAGTAGGATTCCATGAAGGGTAATAGATTCTGTACCTTTCTTTTTAGAATCTCTTACTTGCTTCTGGAACTTTTCAACTCCAGTAAAAACCATCGCTTCTTCTAAGCTCTTCTGGATTTCAAATATGTTCTCTGATTTCATTTACTCCTCCTTTTAGGGTTGATAATTTTCTACATATAATCTTTCTGCTATGGCTTTAATGAGTGGCACAGTAACGCTGTTACCAGCCATTTTAAAAAGTTGGGAATCTGAGATCCCAAGTTCTCTTCCTTTGTGATACAGACTGTCAGGTGCTCCCTGAAGCCTAAAGAATTCCAAAGGTGTGAGTCTTCGCAGAACTTTACCATCAAATATAGATTGTTCGATATTTTTTCTGGTTGTCAGAGTTCCTACTATTGCTTCTTTCTTAGGAACTATTTCCTTTGCTCTTCTTGGAGAGAAATCTTCTCCTGTTTTTTCTCTGTGTTCTCTCCTGATCTTCTTAGCTTCCTCTGATCTAACTTCAGTCAGTACAAAGGGTTGTCTTAATCCACCAGAACAGGAGTTAATGGTAGGAGAAATACCTTTGTCTGAATAAACTCTATCATTAGAATGCTTAGGTTTATTCAACTGTAGAATAGTCATACCAGAGTGGTTTCCTCCTGTGTGTGCTCCTCCGCTTATTGTTCTAGCAACTGCGGTTTTTGCTGACTCCGACTTGCAAGTGTTCTCGTTAGCTTCTCCCACGAGAGGAAATACTTTGGGTCTGGGTTTTCCTCTAAGATATCCGATAACGAACACTCTTTCTCTGTTTTGTGGAACTCCGAAATTCTTGCTGTTACAAGTTTGCCATTCCGCATCGTACCCCAATTCTGAAAGCCTGTGGAGCATGGTACTAAAGATTTCTCCTTTGTACCTACCAGACGATAGAACTCCTTTGACTTGTTCAAGAAAAAGAATGCGAGGTTTTTTAAATTGTATGATTTTGCAAAAGTGTACAAACAAGTCACCGCCACATTCTTTTTGATCGAAGGGATTTTCTGTCCTTTTTCCAGCGATACTGAACGCAGGACAGGGTAGACCTGCACAGGCAATGTCGAAATCTGGCAAGATACTTGGGTCTTCTGCAATTTTTCTGATGTCTCCATAATTTCCTCCTTTTGAGTTGTTGTATTCTTCATTTAATAAGTTACTCCATTTGTCTACTTCAGCATGACCTACTTGTTCATGTCCTGCTTGTCTCATGCCTAATCCAAACAGGTCTACGCCACTTGCGAATGAAAAGAATTTCATTTTGTTCTCCGTTCTAAGGTTTGGTGAGGAAGGTGAGATTTGCACTCACTAAGTCATGCGACCTCTGATTTACAGTCAGATTCCTTTTCTAGATTGGATACTTCCCCTCTGAGATATTTTTCTGCATCTTTAGAATTTACCATTTTTATCATGATTTCTCCACCTCCCCAACAATACATCAGGACAAATAGTATACCAATAAATATTCCTGTCAGTACACCAAATCCAAATATTGTGAAGAAGTGGAATATATCAGGTAGCATTATGAACCATCGTTCAAACATTATTTTCTCCGTCTATAAGATCAAGTTCGTCATCTCTTTCAAGACAACTTTCACATTTCCAAGTGCGATCTTCTGAGAAATAGATGAAACTAGGAGCTTCATCTGAATCTACAAGCTGATCACAATAGTCACAATAAAATACACTCACATTATCCTCCATTTTTCGGTTGTATTTAGTTTTTACTTTGTGAATCCTAGTTCCTCTATTCAGAATACCTTTACCCATTTTACTCAGCAAGTTTAATTATTTCTTTGCTGTCTAATTTTACATAGACATCGAAATGAGTAGCTTCAGACTTAATTGTGTGATCTGGATGGTGCTTCCTAGTACCTCTCCAACGTACACGCAAAGGTCTATTCTTATAGATGATCTTTGCAAATTCTTTTGCAGTTTCCAAGTTCTCTTGGGAAAATGGAATCCTACGCAAAGATGATCTGAGGTATTTAGAGTCTGCAAAATAATTTACAAGCTCTTCTTGTACTTCTATTGTTTTTCCTTCTACGATGAATTTAACTTTCATTTTGTTCTCCTTAAAATAGATTAATTAAAAATACATTCCATTGCGTAAAAAATGAAATGTAACTGTACAACATTAAGGTGACCATCACCCTAATTCCTAGTGTTCTCATGATAACCTCCTTTGTATAAATGGAGCAGGGATCGGGACATCTCCCCTAGACCTAATGAATCTTACATCATATTCCAGACACTGCACTCATACCTTTAAATGAGTAGTTTTCTGCCAAACTCCCCTTAATGCAACCCAATAATTATGGGTTTAGATTAGTGTTACCACAGGCGTATCTTTACGCAAATTGGTTACTCCAATTATTAATAAGTTATCCACTCAAACCCATGAGGTTCTCCCCAATGGGCTACTGTTACCCATGTAAAAACAATTAACATGAGATACTTCCAAATTAAATACTCTATCATGCCCACTCCTCTACATATACTGAGGTATCTCTACCAGTTTCTAGAAATTCCTCAGCTTCGTCTAAA